AACTGGGCCGGCACTCACAAGTCCCACGAGTGTACGCTTATTATCACCGAGGGTGACTCGGCGAAAGCGCTGGCCATTGCTGGTCTGAGCGTTGTAGGCCGCAACGCGTTCGGTGTGTTTCCACTCCGGGGAAAGCCTCGTAACGTTCGGGATGCGACGGTGAAGCAGGTGACCGAAAACGAAGAATTTTCCAACCTCAAAAAGATCCTCGGGCTCCAACATGGCAAGGTCTACGGGTCACTACGTGACCTGCGGTACGGTCGTCTGATGATTATGACCGACGCGGATCTCGACGGATCGCACATCAAGGGCTTAGTGCTCAATATGTTCCATGTGTACTGGCCGAAACTGATCGAGCTCGGGTTCGTCGTGTCGATGGTCACACCCGTCATCAAGGCGGGGCGCGTTTGGTACTTTACGGAGGAGGAGTTCAGGACTGCGCAGGAGGCCAGCAAGTTCCCTTCGGGAACTTCCGTGAAATACTACAAGGGTCTGGGCACCTCCACGTCGGCCGAAGCCAAAGAGTACTTTCAGAAGATTGAGCAGCTTACAGTGGCTTTCGGTGCGGACCCGCACATGAATGAATCCATGACCTTGGCCTTCTCCAAAGCCCAAGCCGACGACCGCAAGGGATGGCTGACAAATCACATGGCGGCCCCTCCCGCGGGAATTCCATATGGGCACATCAAGTCCCTTCCCGTCACGGAGTTTGTGCATCGCGACTTGGCAAACTTTAGCGCAGAGGACATCAAGCGTTCGATTCCTCACGTGGTGGACGGTTTGAAACCGTCGCAGCGCAAGGTGATCTACGCCTGTCTCAAGAAGAACCTGGTGGCGGACATGAAGGTGGCGCAGTTGGCTGGATACATCGCGGAGCAGACGGCGTATCACCACGGCGAGGCGAGTCTACAAGGGACGATCGTGAATTTGGCTCAGAATTTCATGGGCGCCAACAACCTTAACCTCCTCGAGCCCTCTGGACAGTTTGGGACGCGCCTGGCGGGTGGCAAGGATGCGGCCAGCTCCCGTTACATCTTCACGCGGTTGAGTCCACAGACGCGCAAGATCTTCGATCCATCTGACAATTCTGTTTTGAAATACGTGATGGATGACGGTCAGCAAGTGGAGCCGGAGTTTTACGCCCCGATTGTGCCGATGATTCTGGTGAACGGCGCGGAAGGTATCGGTACCGGATTCAGCTGCTACGTGCCACCGTACGACATCGAAATCATCAAGCACAATATCCAGTGTGCACTCGATCAGGTGGCGATGGCTCCGATGGTTCCGCACTTCAAGGGGTTCAAGGGCAAGGTGACCAAGACGAAGGATCACACATGGGTTCTTGAGGGGGTGGTGCAAGCCGAGGGGTCTCGGTGGCACGTTACGGAGTTGCCGCCGGGCATGTGGATTCAGGACTTCAAGGAGCACCTGGATGCGCTGGTTGAAAAGGGCACAATTCAGAAGTACGAGAATCACTCGACCGAGACGGTCCCCGACTTTTTCATCTGGGGTGGGATCGCAGGCGCGATGGAAGACCCCGTCAAGGAGCTCGGGATGACCAAGACGATTCACACCTCCAATATGCACTTAATTGGACCTAACGGAGCGGTCAAAAAGTACAATAGCCCGGAGGAGATCATCGTGGACTATCTGGAGGTTCGGATAGGGACGTACAAGAAGCGCAAGGCGTGGCAGCTCAAACAGCTCGAGGCGGAGGTGAATTGGCTGTCTGAAAAGGCTAGGTTTATTCGCGACGTGGCGGTGACCCCACGTCTCCACGTCTTCAATGTTCCATTGGACCAGATTCACACCCAGCTTCGGCGTGAAAAGTACGACGAGACGCTGTGGTCCAAGCTCATGGATATCAAGACGTATCAGTATACCAAGGAGGAGGTGGCGAAGCTCGAAGCGCTCTGTACAGCCAAACGCCAAGAGCACGCGCATCTGAAGGCCCTGACTGTGGTACAGATGTGGAAAAATAACCTACGTGAAATCTAGAGATGGCCGAGCAGGTGCTTGACCTCGAACGCAAAGTACAGGCGCCGGTGCTCAAATTTTTCAAAAATCAGGTCCCCAAAGCTTTTGAAGATGTTCTCAATTTTGAACGCAAAATTCAAAAGGAAATTGTGAACTTGTTTAAAAATGACGTAGAGCCTCCTCCTCCCGTCGAGCCGCCGGCCGCCGCCCCTGTCCAAGGCGTGAATGTAGTTTTGTCCCCGATAGAAGTTAACGGATTCTATTTACTTTCAGGTGGTGACTATGTGACATTTTACGCCACAACACTCAACCAGAAGAGAGAGTACATCAAAGAAGGCTGGACGGTGTCTGGAATGACGGGTATGAGTGGCCAACTCGCAGTAATGCCCGAAGGTGCCGACTTCAACTTGGACATGGGTTCACGAACGGCTCCAATTTCAGCGACTACTTCTGAACCTTATATTTGGTCGTTCAGGATTCAGTCGGATACGGAACAGTCCATCGCACCTTACCAGGCCGTCACGGGTGCTATTCTTTATCCACCTAGTCAGATTGATTACACGGCTATGAAACGACAGGGACCTATAAACGGCAACTATACCGTCACGCAGAATGTTCTTCAGTTCAACTTTACAGATCTGCCGCCGAGCGGCTTCGGACCTGGATGGACCGTGGAAAACCTCACAGGACTTCAGCCCAAGTTTAGGGTCGTTTCGTATACCGACGAGTCGCGATACGTGACCGCCCCTAAAACCTTTTCACAGGGCAAATTCACATCGGGTGGCGACACTTATTTTCAGGTGATTGGGTTTGCAATTCTAGAGCCCCTGGATGGTACTGTACCGGAAAACACAGTTAGACCAATCAACAGTAAAGGTCTCGTCAAGGAACCAGGGTTCTTGAGCACCTTTGTCCCCGCCAAGTTTACGAATTTTGAAACGGGCGCGTCGACGCAGAAATTTAACATAGAAATAAACGAAAGCGTACGGGGCGGCGCATCATCTTTTCAGCTCAGAGACTTGAACACCGGCTTCAAATACGAGGCTCTAGAAACGGGCCCTTTTGAAGACGTGAAAGGCCGCGGGTTCAGCTCGGCGTCTGTTTTGGCTCTCAACGCCATCGGGCCACAGGAAGATCATCTGCTTCTTGAAGATTTCACAAAGTCACAGTGGAACCCAGATTTCAAGAGATATACAAACTCTGTGATGTATCAGCGCGTCATCCCCCTCCCGCCGCCCAATCCTTCCTATCATAATCAGACGATTCAGTTGGAGCTCTTACCTACAGAGCTTGGCCACCTCTTGTCGAACATGTATCTCAAGGTGACGATGCCCGCCTTGCCCACAGGCTCGCAGTATTCTGCTCAGCTTGGCCGCGCGCTGATAAAGCAAGTCGATCTCCTCGTCAACGAGACTGTCATCGAGACTCTTTACGACGACTGGTACATTATTCGTGATCAGATATTTCTGGATGCCGATGAACAGACTGGTATGTTTCAGGCTGTCGGTGGCTCAAACATCAACTCACAGGTCGCGACGGACTACATCATCCCCCTCGAGTTCTTTTTTTGCCGACGCAAGTCTCATAACGACCAAGACGATGAGCGCCTCCGTCGCCCTTACTTCCCTCTCTGTGCAATGTGGAACCAGCGGCTCTACGTGCGCTTCACCTTCCAGCCAAACACGTGGTGGTGCAACGTGGCCGCGCCCCATACGACCGACTTGGTGCTTCCCAAACTCGTGACTGAAGAAATTCTGCTTGAAAATGCGGAAAAGCTGTACTACACAAACACACCCCTCAAGTACATTGTGAATCGCGTCAAGAGAGAGTCTACCCTCACATTCTCGGCCGGAAATCCTCAGCTTCAGCTCACAGCATCCTTCCCTGTCCAAACACTCGCGTGGTTCTTTAGGAACAAGAATTACGAAGACGTTACGACAGGTCTTTATTCAGATTCGCGTTACAATTACGGTTACACGACCCAGTACATTCAGACGGGTGTTCAGCTCAACTTCCCGTCGGGCGTCTCCAACTATGTCGACGTTATTGATACTGCTAAAATTACACTTAACAATGTTGATATTCTGAGCACGTTCCAAGGGTCGTTGTACTACACGTTCAAACAACCTTTGGAGCATGGACTTTCCATCCCTTCAAAGAGCATCTATAGTTATTCGTTTGGTCTCACCCCCCGTGAATATAATCAGGGAGGCTACCTCAATTTTTCAAAGTTAAATTCGCAGACCACGACGCTGACATTGGTGTTCAACCCGAGCTATGCAACGCAAATTTCACAGGGATACAATCTGTATTTGTTTTACTATGGTTATACTCTTCTCGAGTTTCAGGGTGGGTTTGCTCGTCTTCCTTATGTTTAATAGATGGGACCTTCTCAAGGTATTCTATTATACCATTTTGGATACACCATTTCAGAAAGTTGAGCTGTGCGCACGTCGTCGTGAACCCATGGAACTCGACGCGTTCCGTTCGACAAAAGGGGTCGAACAGTTTCTTACTGTACCCATCCAGGCTCGACTTGTAGGCTACGTGGACAGTGAACATCTTGCCGGTCGGTGTGGTGTACGTCACGTGGTTCGCCTTGGCGTAATTCGTCACGAACCACTCGAGTTTGCGTAGGGAGATGCCCCTGCGGTGTCCCAGAATATCGTGAAGTTTCTCACGATTCTCTGGTACATCAAAAAATTTAGAGAGGCTCGTCAGTAGCAACTCCGACTTGCTCATTGCTTTTTAGAGCTCTCAAATCTCTAACTAAACTTCCCAAGGCGCCTTGACCCTTTCAACGAGTTTAGGTTGCGGCTTGGGAACCTGACACTGGTGAAACCCACAGTACCCATTTTCGAGTGGTTGCTTGAGACATCGCTTCTTGCTCTTCAGAATTCCTTTACAAAATACACACTCTATAGCCGACGTATCTTTCACAAGTTGCTCTATAGGCAACTGATACGTTTTGGCTATGAAATCCAACATGACCGATATCCGGAGCCCGACCCGGCGTGATACCTCCTCCTCTATGAGTTGGAGAATCTGCTGCTCCATTTTAACTTGTCTTTTCAGAGCCTTGAACGTTTATGTAGCCTTTTTGGAAAACATGGACAGAAACGCCTTTCGCGCCGCCACCTCCGTCGTGCTCTCCGTCTTGGCCATGAATTTCTTGTCGAAAATCAAGTC